CTGCTCCAAGTCCATGGGGGTCTCAAAGTTATACTAATGCAACCTTTGCTGAAGTTGGGTGCAATTATGCCCAAAAAGTTGATACTGCTAACGATAGATTAGAGCATCGTTTTACCACTTTTAATTCAGGTGCAGCAGCGGTTTATTCTTATGCGTATCAAGGCTACGTAGGATTAGACAGTGCTACCTTTGAAGCAAAAGCAGTGTATAGTACTACTACTTCTGGTTCTGTTGGAACTGCATCAACAACAGGTCCAACTACTGATACTTGGACAACTGTAAGCACCAGCACTTATTCCCCTCTATGGCAATGGACATGCACAGTAAGTAGTGGCAGTGGAACTAGAACATTAAGCGGTAGTGTTACTTTTTATATGAGAGCTTCTTTGAGCGGAACTTATTATCCAAATTCAACAGGTTACGACAGTGGCTCCAAAACTATAGATTTAAGTGCAACTAGAGGAATAGCAGGACCAGGCGGAGGCGGAGGATAATGAGTTTAGGACCTATAACCAATGTTCCCTATGTTATTGTCAAATATGATGAGACTACTTTTACTATAGTAGATAATAACACTGAGGAAGATGTACAAACCTTTACAACACTAGAAGAAGCAGAAGAATATATGTGGACTAATCTAGTTGATTAGTTAACAAAATGAAACTTGATGTAATATAGAATATAATAAATAATAATTTTTTTAACATAGGAGAATAAAAATGGCAATAACTTATACATGGAATGTAAACACAGTTGATGTGTACCCATCCGAAGAAGGTCACAGCAATGTGATTTATCTAGTACACTGGCGTTTGAACGCTACCGATACTGAAGTCGATGCAGAAGGTAATCCTTACGTTGCTTCAGTCTATGGTACTCAAAGCCTTGATACTTCAGACCTTTCAAACTTCACAAACTTTGAAAGCGTGACAAGTTCACAAGTACAGGGTTGGGTTGAAACTGCTATGGGTGAAGAAGAAGTAGCTAATTTAAAAGCTGCTTTAGATTCACAAATAGAAAATCAAAAAAATCCAACGTCAGTAACAAAAACTTTAGAATCTTAGTAATGGAAACATTAATAGAAATAATTATACTAATAGCAGTTGTTGGGTTTATAATATATAAAAAGAAACCACAATGGATTGAATTAATTAAATCTAAAATTAATAAGTAAGCACTATGGCAGATACATTTACCACCAACCTTAATCTAACCAAGCCAGAAGTAGGAGCTTCTACTAATACTTGGGGTGGCAAGATCAATACCGACTTAGATACATTAGATGGAATTTTTGTTTCTAATGGTACAGGTACAAGTATTGGTTTAAATGTTGGTAGTGGCAAAACTTTAACAGTAGCAGGCACATTAACATCTACAGGAACTGCTACATTTTCCTCTATAGATGTAAATGGTGGTTCTGTTGACGGAGCAACCGTAGGTGCTAACTCAGCTTCTACAGGTGCATTTACTACTTTATCAACAACTGGTTTAGCTACATTAAACAGCGCAACAATAAGTGGTACATCAACTTTAACTACAGTAGATATTAATGGTGGTGCAATAGACGGTACTACTATAGGTGCAACTACAGCATCTACAGTAGCCGCGACAACCGTTACTGCTAGTGGTAATGTAAATACTACTGGTGGCGAGCTACAAATCGATGGTACTAACGTGCTAGAAAAAGTATATCCAGTTGGATCTATTTATATCAATGCAACCAGTTCAACTAATCCAGCAACATTGCTTGGCTTTGGTACATGGGTAGCTTTCGGAGCTGGTAAGGTTATAGTTGGTTTAGACTCAACAGATACAGATTTTGATTCAGCAGAAGAAACAGGCGGTGCTAAAACTCATACATTGACAACTAGCGAAATACCATCACATACACATACTACAACAATAGGCGTTGCATCTGGTGGTTCTGCACCTGGTGCATTAGAAAACAGAACACCAACAGGCGGTGTTAATTACACCTCAAGTTCAACAGGCGGTGGACAAGCTCATAATAACTTACAACCATACATAGTTGCTTATATGTGGAAACGAACAGTATAGGAGCTGACAATGGCCCTATACCCAATTACACCACCCGCAGGAATAGTAAAAAACGGTACTGACTACGCTAACAAAGGTCGTTGGGTAGATGGTGATTTGGTGCGTTTTGAAAATGGTTATTTAAAACCGTTGGGTGGTTGGGGTTACTTTAAAAATAATCCAGTTGGCACATTTTATAGCGGTACTGTTGGCACTACCACATCTAGTAATACCTTAACAATAACCACAACAGTGGTTCATGGTTTTAGCGTCGGAGGAACCATTTATCTTGAAGGCTTTGATGCAACTGGTGGAGTTCCGCAGGCAGAAATTAATACAAGTTTTAGCATTGTAAGCGTGCCAAGCACAGCTACTTTTACAGTAAGCGTAAACACTTCTGCAACATCAACAGCGACATCATCTGCTTCGACAATAATAAAAGCAGAAATACCAATAGGTATGTACTCTTATAAAGCCAATAATGGTGAAGAAATTTTAGCTATAGGAACAAGAGCTGGTGTAAATGTTTTATATAACGATACTTGGTATGATATAACCCCTTCAGGATTTATAGGGGATGATGTTATTACATCTACTGGTTATGGTGCATATCATTATGGCGTAGAAGATTGGGGTGATGAAAGAAGCACCTCGGCATTGAATTTTGATACTAAAAGTTTTTCTTTTGATAACTGGGGTGAACATTTAGTTTTTTGTTTTGCAGGAGATGGTAAGTTATATCAATGGAGACCAGATGCAGGTGGTGGCAGTCCAGATACTATAGCAACAGCAATAACCAATGCACCAACAGGCTGTCAGGCTGTTGTTGTAAGCAATGAAAGACACTTAATAGCAATAGGTGCAGGTGGAGATCCTAGAAAAATAGCTTGGTCTGATAGAGAAGATAATACTAATTGGACATCTACTGCTAGAAACACCGCAGGTGATTTACAAATACCAACAGGCGGTAAGGCTAATTATGCTGTTAAATGGCAAAACGATATTATTATATTTACTGACGTTGGCATCAACAGACTTTACTATACAGGCTCTCCTTTTGTATATGGTATCCAAGATGCTGGTGTAAACTGTAAAGCTATAAGTGCAAGATCAATAACTTCTGCTGGCGGTTTCCTATCATGGATTAGTGAAAATTCATTCTTCTCTTTTGATGGTACCCTAAGAGAATTAAAATCAGACGTACACGATTACATCTTTGACAACATACAAGTTAATACGCAAAAATCTACTTTTGGTACACACAATATAGACTTTAATGAAATATGGTGGTTTTTCCCTGTTGGTGATGTAGACCAGCTAACACCTAATAAATACGTTATATGGAATTACATAGACAATGTTTGGTCCATAGGTTCTATAGATAGAAGTTGTTGGGTAGACCAAGGTGTATTCAATTATCCTATATCTTGTGACTCTAATGGTTTTGTTTACGAGCATGATAAAAGACCATTGTTTAACTCACCAGGCTTAGATGACAACCAAGTGCCTTTTGCTGTTACAGGACCGCTTGAGATTGGCAACGGTGATAGATTGGCACAAGTTAATCAGATACTACCAGATGAAGAATCTAATAGCTTACCAGGCATTACAATAGGTTTTACAGGCAAAAATACACCACTAGGTACAGAAACAGATTTTGGTAACTTTACTTTTGAAACAGATGGTTATACCGATGCAAGATTTACTGCAAGACAATTATCTATGAAAGTTACAGGTTCTCTAACCCAAGACTTCCAAGTTGGTAATATAAGACTAGATATTAAACCAAGGGGTAAAAGATAATGGATTTATCCTCACAAAGACAGTATTTACAAAGAGCTGAATCAGCACATGAATTACTAACTACTACAGATTTAACAACATTATATACTTCTCCAAGCGGAGATGATTTTAGTTTTTCAATTGTTGAATCTATATTGGTTTGTGACCACAGCAATCAAAATACCGATTTAACAGTTACTGTAACGCATGAGGCTACTACTTATACCTTATTTAAAGAATTTACTATTACTGCTTACAATACTGAAGAATTATTAACTAGAAGTTTAGTATTACACCAAGGTGATGTTGTAAAAGTACAAGCAGATCGTGCTGGTAATTTAACTGTTTATGCGAGCATCGTAGAATATGCAAAAGGCGATTAAAAAGTCTTGGAAAGAAGAATGGATCAAGTGCAGGCCTCTTATAGCAAAAGCTATAAAATATCAAGATTCCTATACAATCGATGATATAGAAGCTAAAATAGATGAAGGAATATTCTTATTATGGGCAGGACAAAACTCTGCTTTTGTAACAGAATTTGTAGTATTCCCGCAACACACTGCAATGAATTTATTATTTTGTGGTGGCGATTACAAAGAATTAGAGGTAATGTTGCCACACATAGAAGATTATGCCAAAGCGTGTGGAGTCAAAAGACTCTACGGCGGAGGCAGAAAAGGATGGACTAGGAAACTAAAACATCTAGGATTTGTAACAGAACATTTAATTAGAAAAGATTTATGAGTAAAGGAAAAACAAAAACAACTTCGCAAGCCACAATGCCAGATTGGCAGATGGACTTGTTTAAAGACTATTATCAGCGTGCGCAACAAGCAGCTGACATTCCATTCCAAGGCTATACTGGCGATAGAATATCTGGTTTATCTCCAGAAGAACTACAGATGGGCCAAGGCATACAAGGTTTATTTGGTAGCGCTTTTGGTTATGACCCAACAGGACAGCTACAAGCATTGGCTGGTCAGGCAGCCCCACAAATGGGAGACGTGCAGTCTTTATTAGATGTAGACATAGGTGCATATCAATCACCATATCAACAACAAGTTATAGACCTAGCAATGCAGGATATACAAGAACAATCTGAAATGGCACAACAAAGAGCGCAAGAGGCAGCGATAGGCGCTGGAGCTTTTGGTGGCTCTAGGTCAGCGCTGTTAGAGACAGAAGCTACTAAGCCTTATGCACAGGCTGCCGCAGAAACAGCTGCTGGTTTAAGACAAGCAGGCTATCAGCAGGCGCTGGGCGCGGCGGAGTCAGATATAGCAAGACAACAACAAAGAGCTATGTTTGCACCAGAGATGGAGCTTAGAGCTAGACAACAACAAGCTGGTTTACTAAGTGGTTTATTAGGCGGACAAACGCAAGCACTAGGATTACTTGGTGGTTACGGTGGTTTGGCCAGAGGATTAGAGCAACAAGGCAGAGACTTTGACTTCAGCGAGTTTATGAGACAACAACAATACCCAGCATACCAGTTAGGATTACTTGGGCAAGGTTTAGGTATGATGCCAAAACTTATGGGCCAAAGCGGAACTAGTGAACAATTTGCATCACCATTAAGTGTTGGTGGAGACTTGTTAGGAATGGCAGCTGGATTAGCTACAGGCGGAGTGTTTGGGCCTTTATCAACAGGCGGAGTTGGTGGGACTTCAGCAGTAACTCCACAAATAAACATGCCTTCGTACTTACCAGGCGCAGGAACAGGATTACCAGGAATTTAATTATGGCGTTTGGAAAACCTAGAACACCTTTAACACCAGAAGAGCAAGTTGAAAGAAATAGAAGACGTGCTATAGGATTATCTGTAGCAGCGGAAGCTTTTAAACAAGGAGATCCTGTTGGCAGAGCTTTAGGATTGCAACAACAGTTTGAACAGCAAGCGCAAAAAGCAGAGCAGGAAAAATTATTACAACAGTTTGCAGACGACCCAAGATATGCTAACCAAATAAAATTATTAAGAGCTGGTTTAGACCCAAGTATGTTCACTCCTAAAGTAACTAAAGGACCAACATCTTGGGAAGAATATTTAAGAGCGTCTAAAGATCCAGCATATAGAAAATATTTAGAAGAACAAGAAGAAGCAGGTGCAACTAAGATAGATTTTGCAGATAAGGGATTTGCAGCACTAGGTCCTAAAAAATACGAAGAAAGATTAAATTTAGCAACATCAGCACAATCATCTGACATAAATTTAAGCAACTTAGAAAATATTATAGACAAAGGATTACAAACTGGTTTTGGTGCTGAGCTAAGTTTAAGTTTAAATAGAATAGGACAAGCAATTGTTGGTCCTGATTTTAAGGCTGGTGATATTGCAGGAGCGGAATCTTTTGCGGCTGGTGCTAATCAAGTAATTCTCCCCTTGGTAAAAGATTTGGGTGTAAACCCAACAGACAAAGATTTAGATTTCGTTGTAAAAGGCTCGCCAGAATTATCAAAATCTGTTGAAGGAAATAGGTTAATGCTGAAAGCCTTAAAGCTAGCAAATGCTAGAGCTATAGACGCTCATAATTTTGATAATGCATTTTATACAAATCCAGTAAATGCTGGTAAAACAGAAATAGATAGAAACGTAGCATTTCAAATTCACATGGCAAACAACCCAGAACTATATAGCGCACAGCCACTAATTCAAGAATATAACTCCTTACTTGAACGAGAGGCTATAAACAAAATACAGTCAGGTGACATTCTTAATGTGAATTCTGATATATTACCTGAGGGTTTCTAATGAAACCTGGAGATATTATACAAACAAAAAAAGGACCCGCTTTATTTCTTGGTGGTGATACCAAAGATGAAAAAAATTATAAATTTCCTGTTATAAGCGGTCTTGGAGCTGCTGCTGGACAGGGTGCAACTTTTAGATTTTTAGATGAAATAGTTGGTACTACTAGAGGAATATTGCCTGGCGGAATAACACCACAACAGGGTAGGGAATTAGAAAGAGCTGCTTTTGAGCAAGTTCAAAAAGAACAACCAGTTGCTGCTTTGGCGGCAGAAGTTGGAGGCGCTGCTGTGCCAGCACTTTTAAGTTTTGGAGCGACAGCCCCAGTTTCTGCAACAGGTATAGGAACTGCTGCGGCAAGAGCTGGTTTAGCTGGAATAGCTTATGGAGCAGGTGGTGCAGAGGGTGTAACAGAAAGAGTTGGTCCTGCATTAAGCACAGGAGCAATATCA